GTGGTAATGAAGAAATTCCTGCAATACAGGGTTAGTTCTTGAAACTGATAAAAATCCGTCTTCAAAGATAATTGGCTCCATAATAGCATTTCCATCTTGCTCGTCCTCAAAAGGCGATTTTTGATTTATTGCATATCTTAAAGCTCTATTTTGATTTTTTGTTTCATCAAACCACATTAAAGGGAATCTTGGGTGGTTTCTTGATGCTAAACTGTAAGATAACGGAGTTCCGTTAAGTAGCTTGTAGATTTTATCTACCGGTTTTGACTTTGCCATTTTTATAAATATTTAATTTGATTTGATTTACTAATTAAAAAATATAGAGAGTGTCTTCAAAGACACTCCCTATTATTTTTACTTCTATTATCCGAAACGGAACAATACGAAGTTATTTGCACCTAATGTACATACACAACGCTCAGACAAGAAGTTTACTTCCATTGCGTCCAAGTCAGATGTTTGAGCACCTCCGGCAGAACCTGTAATCCAAGTTTTGTAACGTCTGTCCTCAGCTTCTGAAGCACGGTATCTCACGTGTAAGAATGGACGCTTAGCGTTTTTACCTAAGATTTGGTCATATACAGAAGTAGAACCCGCAGGAACTAAAAGACCTGTGATTGTACCTGTTGCAGTTGCAGCAGTTTGGTTTAAACCTCCACGCATTGTTGGGTCGTTTAAGTATTTCCAATCAGATTTGTAGAAATCATAACCTCTACGGAATCCTGTAAAACCTAAGTTTAACGCCATATCCATATCGTTGTCGAATAAACCATAAGAAGCACCGTAAGAAGGAGTTGCAGCTGCCGCAGAGCTACCTCCATTCAAACCTGCTAACATATTGTCAATGTCAAAAGACAATCCACGGTTTACGAATAAAGCATTTTCCTCAATAGCTCCTTGTTTGTCCAAACGAGAAACGATTGTATCCCAATCAGGTAAAGTAGTTGGTGTACCACCACCCCATACGTTACCACGGTTGTTTACAACATAGAAGATACCTTCAGAACCCATCATACCCGCAAGTTTTGCACCTGAACCTGTAGCAGCAGGAACAGCTTCAATCATTGAAGTTTCGATGTAGTCCTCAAAACGTAAACGAGTTTCGTGCTCTGATTTCAAGTACCATAAGTACCCTGTAGCACCATTTTCAGTAGTTACTTCAACCCAACCGATTTGAGCCATATCAGAACCATTAACCGCATATTTATCTTTCAAGATAATAGGGTTGTTAGAGAAGATGTCATCTTCTGATTCTAATGAACCAATCATTCCATTAGTTCCTTTTTTGAACTCAGAACCGTAAATGAATACAGTACAAACAGTAGCAGGACCACCTGATACAGGGAAAGTTTGACCTCCTGCCTCATAGTAAGCTACAGTAAAAGTGGTTGCAGTAGGAACAGCAGTTACGATTGCTTTGTTAAAAATACCTGTGGTATTGTTCTGAATCATAACAGTTTGTCCAATTCTGATAGCGATGTAAGTAACACCCGAATCAGCAACAGTCAAAGTAGCTGTATTAGAACCCGCAGCAGCATCTGAAGTTACGTTGGTGTACTTAATGTGTAAACGACCTTGCTCAGCCCATTTAATTTGGTCAGAGTTAGAAGGCATTTCAGCACCAACCATACGAAGGAATGATGCGATTGTACGATTACCATAACGCTCAAATTCCTTCTCGTAAGTATCAGGAAGATACTGATTCAAGAAGTTGAAGTTGGTAATGTAGTTTGTCTGTAATGCTACCTGCTCAGCACTTGGCTGTAAGGCAAAGGTAGGATTTGATAATAATGAACCTGCCATTTTTTTTAATTTTTAAGTTTTACATTTTTTTGATGCTTCGGATTTTTAGGCTCCTTCCCGAATCAGGATTAATCGCTTTTACCTGAACACCTTCTGTAGATTTTGAAACAGCAGGAACTCTTTGTTCCGTCATTTGAATATTCTTAATATTCCTCATCGTTCCATCTACAGCATCTGCTTTACCTTGTTCGTAAAAGAACTTAGCAAATTTTTCAGGATTCATAGCAACAGCTAAAGATTTGTGATAGCCAACAGCATCTTTAATTAAACCTTGCTCATCTAAAAACTTGTTAATAAAGTTAGCAGGAGTAGATTGTAATTTTCTTAGCTCATTACGGTCTCCGGGATTAAAGGAAATTTTTTTGTTATCAACTTCAAATTCAAAACCTTTGAACTCATCGCTGAAAACTTCGTTTGTCTTTTGGTCAAACCAACTTCTTTTTCTCTCGTTTTCCTCTTCTATCGTCTTAGCCTGTTTTGTGTATTGCTTGTAGCTCTCGTAAATTTCTTTTTCCTCTTCAGAGACAAGTGGCACACTTGACTCAAGTGGCACTCTGTATTTTTCTTTTTGAGAATTAAAAAACTTCTTGGCTTCAGCAACAGCCTTTTTTGTTTCTAATTTTATTTTTTTAATTGTTGTTTCATCATCAATGTCATCATCATATCTGTAGTCGTCCATCAAAATTTCAATGTCATCTTCATCAAGACCTTCTTGAGTAGATAGCAAATACTCTCTTAGTAAAGTTTCCGGCTCCATAGAATCAACATCTTTGTTCAACCTAATAAAGTCCTCAATATTTCTGCCTGTTTCTTGCTTATACTTCAAGTAAGCAGCAACATCTTCAGGCAAGTCTTGAGACTCTTTTCTCTCAGCAACTAAATCGTCAAACGATTTAATTTCTTTGTTATATTTTTTTCCAAGAAATGAAAGAACTTTTTCTTCTGATAAATCCGCAAAACTATCATCATCTGCGGTAGCTGATTGCTGTGCTGCTACTACTACCTCTGCTGCTACTTCAGCCGATTGTTGTTGTTCGTGTTTGTCAAGCAACTCTTGCTCAACTTGTACTGCACTTTTTTGTTCAGCACCGTCCAATAATCTTACTTTAATATTTTCCATTTGATTTGATTTAATTTGTTACAAATATATAATAATTTTTTATTTTTTTATCGAGGCTCAAACTCGGAAAAATCAAAACCATCTAAGCTATCTTCATTTGACTCGAAATTAAGCGGAGGAAGATTGTTTTTTCTTTGGTTTATTAGCTTTGACTGCTCTGTGTTTTGTTGACTTATACGTTTAGATTTAGCGTCTTCCCTTTCTTTCTCACGAGCACTTAAACTTTCAACCTCTATACCTCTTAATTGTTCATTGTAACTAAACTCTTCAGCCATTAATACAGACTTCAGTTCAGCTTGTTTTTCTAACAACTGTATTTCAAAGGCAACCTCAGCCTGTTTTAACTGCATTTTTGTTTGAAGCTCTGTCTGCATTTTTTGCATAGCTAATTGACCCGCCATTTCTTGAGACTTTAATTGTTGCTGAGCCATCATAGCCTGTTTTTGCATAGCCATCTGTTCTTCACGCTCTTGCTTCTTAACTCGCTTCATCTTTAATAATTGGTTTGCAAGTTTTAAGTTTTTAATCTCACGTATATCAATAGCGTCTTCAAGATTAATGTCGCCTTTAGATAAAGCCATTTGAATATTCGCTTCAAGTTGAGCTTTTTGCTCTTCATCAGGAGACACCTCAATAAAAATACCAAAATCATAAATGTAAAGGTCTTTTATTTCATTTAATATCGAAACGTTAAATCTTCCAATTTTATTAATAAAGTCTTCTTTAAAGTCAGAATACTCTAAGATGTCTGCAATTCTATAGGTTAGAGCCTCAGCTAATGTTTTGTACACAAACAAACTTCCTTCTAATATATGTCTTGTAGCTGTATTTGAGTTCAAAGCAGCTAACTTCTGAACACCAACTAAAGAATTAGGGTCAGGAGTTGAACCATCTCTTGCCTCATTCAATCCTGTTACTGCTCTAAGCATATCCATATAATGATTGTAGTTAGCAATAAGCATTTGAGTTTTTGATGCACCTGAATTAGAAGTAAGTTGTTGTATTGGAACTCTTGCATTGTTAAATTCTCCGTCTTGAGTGTAGCTACGTCCAATGACAGAACCTGTTTGAAAATAAAGCCTTAATGCGTCTTCAGGATTATATGCAGCCCCTGTTCCCAAGTCAACTTCATTCAAGCCATCTGCATCAATAAATACTCCGTCAGGAACCGTTCTATTAATTACCTGTTGAAGTTTTAAGTGAGTTAACTGAATAAGGTCAGCAAAAGGTACCATTCTACGAACTAATGACTCAATAACTCCTTTGTACATACGTGGTGCACAAGCTACATAATTTGGTATTGCGTGTTGAGATGCAGATTTTGGTCTAACCATATTCTTGGAAAGCTCCCACTTCAAAAGAAT